TATAGGAGTTCATCGGGCATTGCATGTTGAAGTGCTTGCCGTTGACGTCGTCGCTATGGCCGTGCCTAAACTCGCCGCTCGCCAAACCGTCGCGCACAACCTGCAACGCAGCGTGCTCTTCCTTCGAAATTCGCAACTCTTCCGGTGAAAGCATCTTCGTTCCCCTTGCAGCCGGTTTCCCGCATGTCGCGGGTACAAAAAAAGAGCGCTTTGGGAAGCGCTCCGTTCGTTAGCGGCGCCTCCCTTGTGTAAGAGACACTGTACCGATTTTCGGTACAAACGCAAGGTGTGACCAGAAATTATTAGCGCCAGAACGGCGACACTGCCACTTCCCCCGGCCGGCGGTTGTCCCAACGTTTGCGGGCCTCTTGTATTCTTAGCTTGCTGCCGGGGTCCGTGCGCTCCGCCCATTCCTGCAACCACTCGTAGGCTTTGGATGGATTAACCGGCAGACTTTTCTCTATCCGAAGCGTGCTTTCGCCCGGAGGAATCCAAGCGAACCAAAAGCCTGAAACGGCCTTCGATTCCTGTACGTACAGACTGTAGTCGAATTCAGATGGTAGAACCTTCCCAACGAAAGACATAACTTCCCCTTAGCCCCATAAGGGCTTCTGCACCGCTGTTTGTTATAGATTCCGAACGTGATGCTTTGAGAGCTACGCGAACGGCGGCGCAGTCGAAGGGCTGTTCAGGAGCCACAAGAGCGGCACGCTGCACCGGAATGTAAGCCGGCGTAACCGCGACACTTGCTTATGTCGCGGTGGCTCTGCGGTTAGCCGAATGTGATGCGTTACGGCGCCGCCAGACTGACTCGCTCGAATGACGGCCGGCAATTCGACGGGGGCCTTGATCTTGGCCCCTGTCACCGTGTGCAATGTCGGCAAGTCGTCGCTAATGCGGAATACGGATTCCGCTTTGTCGCAATCCTGAACCGCAAGTGCCCATGCGAGTGACGCTGCAATGACAGCGGCAATTAATCGAGACGCACAACAAACAGACACGGCATTACACCAACATTACAGACCGTTTCTAAACAACCTGTAACGAATGCGGCTACATCAAGTCAATTAAACGGTAACACTTTACACATCGCAGAATACGCTTCACGGCGCATTCCGTATGATCCGTCGTATAATTGCAACAACGCGAACTTGTTCGTTGTCGTGCCCTCGTTTACCGCCCCGCACAATTACGGGCTTTTGGGATTCACCATCTGCACTAACGAATTCGGTTCTGTCGTTATAGGTGTGAAGAATTCGCGCGGACGTTTCGACTAAACCGGCGCGCGTCCTCTCTACGATTACCCATTTCCCGTCTTCGATCTTGTTTCCTTCTTCAGGTTCGACGCACAAGACAGTGTCACCATCTAGGATTCCTGCCTTCATCATAGAGTCGCCTCCAACGCGGAAGGCGCGATGCACCGCTGTCGGATAGGCGAAGTCTCGCGGAGTCACGATAGAGCCTAAAGGCTTCTGTTCTGTTCCCTGCTCAATCCACACGCCGGCCGTAACCTCTTTCTCTATCTTCAGAGTCAGAAGGTCACCAATCGGGATTTGTGAAGGAACCGGCTCTTCGATGTACTCCGATATCGGTGCAAACTCTTCTACGAACACTTTTCTCTTTCCGTTGATCATTTTGTAAATTGTGCCCCTGTGCATTGGGGTCTTCAGCTTCAGGGCTTTAGTTAAATATGCAGCCAATCCTACTGCGCTCTTGCCCTTCTTCTTAATGCCCTCGCTAATCCACTTTGAATAAACCGACTTCATACACTGTTACTCCACGTTCTGTGCGCTTTTGGCCTTTCAGCTAGCGTCTCGGCTACAATCCGTACAATTACACACAACTACGGACTTCGCGTCTTTACGTCAAATTCTTTCTGGTCACAGCTAGCTTTTTGTTCCGATTTTAGCTACAACGTCCACCATGATGTTGCGGGATTCGCGACAGACCAGCGGGAACAAAAGACATTATGAATCAAGACGTTATCGCGCTTGCCAGCGCGCGGAAAGCTGCGCGTCCCGATGTCTACAAAAACGTCTCTAAACCGGCTGCGCAGAAGTCGGGTTATGACCAATCAGTGTACGACATGATTGAAGACCTTCGGCAGAACGTGCCCGGCATTAGCCTGCGCCAAGTTGCAGACTTTCTTGGCATCAGCACAAAGCCTGTTCGAAAAGTCTTCGATGCCGCCAAGGAAGAGTCCGAAGACGACTTTATTCCTCTGAAGACCAACGAAGAAATGTGTTCCGACGAACACGCCGCGCTTCGTGCCACAGGCCGCGAGGGCTACGACGAAGACGAGCGCTCCGCAGGTGAGTATCCGGCAATCTCCGTAGTTCTAACGGCGCCGCGCTTCCAAGACAGCGGGCGCAAGGCGGACCAATCGCACACGCTGCGCCGGCCTATCACCCTTCCAACCAAGCCGTTCCTTCCACTCATCAACCGCTACGCAGCATAGGGGGATACATGCCTTTTCCTACTGACGACTCCATCGACGATTTCTACCTCGGCGAGCACGTGAACGTTGGAACACAGTTAGGTGTAATCGACGAAATCACGCAAGGCGCTCGCGTCATCGTCACCAACGCAGACGGTTTCCCCGAAGAGCGCTGGTTTCCCATGCATCTGATCGCGAAAACGAGGAAGAACTGAGATGCCCATTACGTTCAAGAGGTTCGATTACGTCAAGGTGCCGAACTATTCCGAAGCCAAGCGCGTTAGCCGCGTTAGCGGGCCGTACGTTTACCTCTTTGGCGAGCTTAACCCGCGCATAGTCTCCGAATTGAGGCTTATTGAACCCAAGTTCAAGGCCGGCGACGTCGTCTGCAACGGCACCGGGGTTAACCACACCATTGCCGGCGTGAAGAACTACGGCTTTGGCACAGAGCCTTGGAAGGGAGCCATTGCCTATGACTACACAGACGGCGGTTGGGATATTGAAACCGCTCTGACTTTCGTGCGTCGTTCCCCGACTATTGCCGACGTTATCAATGAATGGCGCAACGGTCGACCTATTCAGGCGATCAAGGACTATCGCACGATTTACGGCGCCAGCCTGAAGGAAGCGAAGGACGCTTGCGAAGCCATCGGCGAGGCTCTGAAGGTGGCTCCGGTGGCTGCACCGGCCCCGACGATAAAGGCCGGCGACAAGGTAAAACATGCTCGCGCCGACATGGCAGACATTGGCACCGGCACCGTTCTTGGCGAAGGCCGTAGCAAGGGTTACTGGCGCGTTCGTTGGACTAGTTTGGTTGGACTCTGCGTCGAATCGGAAGGTGACCTTGTGGTTGTCGAGTCCGCTCCGACAGCGGCAACCGCCATCGTTGCGGTTTTCGAGAACGGCAAGTACCGGCCGAACTCTAACCCGTACATTCACGCGTCGAAGGAGTCGGCAATCGCGGAAGCGGAGCGTCTGTCGCGCAAGCATCCGGGTACAGTCTTCGGTACGTTCGTTCTTGTGGCTGACTCCGAGACTGCGCCGGCCGCAACGAAGACGGTGCGGGTATGATGAAGCTGCAGAGCCTTCCGCGCTTCGCCCTCACCTACACCGGCCCGGCCCCGCGTCGGGCCGGTCACCGGCCCCGGACGACTACCTACGCGCCCAACGGCAAGCGCGAAGTCGCCCGGCGGCTTCGCCAGATTGAAGCAGGGCAACTGCGGGTGACGGTGTGACGTACTACGGGGAAGCCAACACTAACCCGCCGGCCGCGCGTGTCGTGACCGGCAAGACAGCAAGGCGTTGCAGCAAGCCGCATTGCCGGAAAGTCCTCCGCAGTGAAAGCGAGTTAATTCAAGGGCTTTGCTACCACTGCGGCGACGGCCTCTACCACGGCACAGAAGAAGAAGGGTTCAATATTTACGAGCATGTCAATTGAAATTCAAAGCCGCGTGCCGGGCCGGGTCTGGCAGACGCGCAACAGGCTGGCCAACTGGAATGTTGGCCTTCCCCGCGAGGAAGTGATTGGAGCGGCCCGCGTGTACGTTCAGCGCTGGCACGGATACGAAGCGGTAGCTTCTCCGCAGCTTCCGTCAATTCGCATCTTTGATACGCAGATTGACCGCGAAATAGATGCACGAGACGAGTCTTGCGAGCCGTACCGGGCCGTCAAGCTAGTTCATGGGCCGAACTGAGTATTTTCGCCCATTCCGAATTTGCCTTGACTCGTCGGGCAAATCAATAGCAGTTTAGGACTATCCGAAATGAAGAAAGTGCTTAGCTGCGGCTTCACCGCCGCAGCGGTTCCGGCTGCGTCCGCAATGACGCTGCAGGACTACCGGGAAGCCAGCGTGCCGATTGATTGGCTCTTCTGGCTCTCGCTTACCGCAGTCTGCGTCTTGGCAGCCTGCGCAATCTGCTACGTCGCGCAGCGCGGTTGGAGTGCTTACGCGGAGTGGCGTTTTTTGAAATGGCTAGAGGAGACTCATTGAATGGCGAAAAGTATTGGGGCGCTGAACAGCACGAAGTCGGACAAGCCGCCGATTACGTTGCTGTACGGTGTCGACGGTGTCGGCAAAACAACGCTCGCGGCGGAGTGGCCCGACTCGATCTATCTGCACACGCAAGGCGAAGAGCCACCTAGCAACATCGAACTAGCGTCGCCCGGTGTCGTCGAGTCCTACGATGAAGCGATTGGACTCATGGAAGAGTTGCTTACGACGGACCATGAACACAAGTCGGTGCTGTTCGACAGCCTTGACGGTTTCGAGTCACTCGTTTGGGCGAAGACGTGTGAACGCAACGGCTGGAACTCGGTCGAAGAGCCGGGATACGGCAAGGGCTATGTCGAGACGGATCAAGAGTGGCAGTTCTTCATTGACGGTGTCGTGGCTCTGAAACAGCGCGGAATCGCTGTTGTCATGCTGGCGCACCCGGAAATCGTTCGGTTCGACTCTCCGACTACCGACCCTTACAGCCGGTACACGCCGAAGCTTCACAAGCGCGCTAATGCGCTCATTCGTGAGAAGGCGGACATTGTCGCGTTCATGAACTACCGGACCACGATCAAAGAAAAGGAAGTTGCCCGGCAGAAGACGGTAGCGCACGGCGAAGGCGGCGGAGATAGGCAAATTCACTTGGAAGAGCGGCCCGGCTTCATGGCCAAGAACCGTTACCAGATGCCGGCGAACATTCCGTACCGCATTGGCACCGGGTACCGGGAATTGTCCAAGTTCTTCCCTCACCCGTACGGGTACAAACCGGCCGGTGACAGCCAGCCGGCGGCAAACAGCAACGCGGACAACACTACCACCACGAAGAAAAAGGCGGCTTAGGGTTATGGGGAAGTTTTCTACAGGCGATAAGGTCGTCGACAGGCACGGCAACACCGCTGTTGTCGTGAGCACACACGATTACGTTCGTGTGCGTTGGGACGGCGCGAACTTTATCAGCATCACCGGAATTTGGCCGACTGATGATTTTCAAAACGTCGACGATAGGCCGTTTAAGCCCGGCGACTTCGTTCGGATCGCTATTCCGGGCGACAAGCTTCACGGCGTTGTCGGAACCGTTCTTGAAGACGACGGCGACGAAGACTTTGCGTACAGGCTTGGTCTTTTCAATGTCGACGACGAAATGTCCTTCTTCGACGTCAGT